GTAAATTTACTAAAATCCAATTTAACTGGTTCTAATTTAGTTAAATCTACTTTCTGTTCTTCATTATCATATTCAAACTCATACTCTTTACCATATCCAAGAATACGAGCAGCTACCATAATAGCATTTTTATCACCAATAAGTAAATCTTGAACATTTATTGTTTTATCTACAATTAGTGCTTGTAATAAAATGTCAATAACTGTACCTTGTTTTATTAGATTTTGAGAGGTTAAAATATCCTCTTCTTTTGCGGTCATGTATTTTACTTCTACTTTACCACTAGATAGCGGGTGACCATCGATGTAGAAATATCCTTTGGATGGTAAGTCTACCACTTCCGTAGGAAATTTGTAATCAGCCATGAATGACTCCTTTATATTGTATTAATATATATAACTAATTTTGTCGTAAAACTATTTTATTTTTTTCCAAACTTTTCAGCTGCTGTAACACCAAGTCCAACTACTGAAATGTACATAAAACATTCCAATATTTTGTCCTTAACTTCAAATGTAGAAAAGGTGTCTGCACCCCAACTACAAATTAACATAAAGAATGCTGCAAAACCAACTGTTCTCTTTGATGATATTTTAGCATCACTTGATAACATTTCTGTTAAAAAACTCATATTTACTCCTTAGAATTGTAAGATTGCGTAATCGTATTTGAGTGTCAAAGTAATTTCAGCTGGATCACTTGAAGCGTAATCTAAATCGCCAAAGTTTGCTTGTTCAATATAAGTACCTTTTAATACCCATTCTTCAACAACATCACCAACTGGTCCTAACAAATTAAATGTGACATCTTTTTTATAAAAATCTGAGTACCCATCACGTCCTGTTACTGATTCGTGTGATAAACGAACCCATTCCATTACACCTTGTGCAGCTGATGGAACAACTGGATCATAAAGAGTAATATCGATTGGTTGCCAAGCACCTTTACCTTTAATGTAACGTTTAACATTTATATGGTCTAAGACAATTTCTTCAAACTGAATTGAAGGTCTATTCGCCGTCTTTACCAAATATGATGGAATACCTTCTATGTACATGATGAACCTATTTTTTGTTTTCGGTTCAAACGGTGTGAACATAATTTCTGAAGGATCTAGTGTAGCCATTCTTTGTTCTCCTAAAAAGTCGTTTATTTCTACTCATAAATAAATATCAATTAAACAAATTTTCATTAAATAAAATAAAAAACCCCTCATAAAGAGGGGCTTTTTAGGTATTAGTTACTAACTAATGTTATTCAGGAAATGTGGCTCCTGTTGGTTGTACTACGAAATCAAGTACAATGAACTCTGCAGTCCTTGTAGGTTGAACAAATATCTGTCCTACCAACTGATTTCTATCTACAACGTCTGGAGTGTTATTAGTGTCATCCATGACAACTCTAAAAGCACTTAAACCACTATTCTGTTGTACTTGTTCTAAATACGGATTGACGATATTTAAGAATCTATTTCTTAACGCCTGTGTATTTTGTTCAAATACTAAGTATCTTGAAGCACTTGCAATAAATTTCCTTAATGCAATCAACAATCTACGAACATTGATTCTATCTAAAGCAGATGGTTTAGATTGTAGTGTTTTTTGTCCAAATACAACAACTCCTTGACCAGGAAATGAAGCAATCGGATTAACTCTACCTTCATAAAGTTCATCTCTTTCAGCGTGAGTCAATCTTGTCTTAGCTTCTAGTACAGAAGTTAATCCACCTCGATTTAATCCAGCTGGTGCGAACCATTCGTGAGCTACTTGGTCTGTGTAAGAAATTACACCAGGTAACACAACTGATGGCGGAACCCATACTGGTTCTGCAGTGTTAAGATTAGGTATTTTTACCCAAGGATAATATGTAGCAACATAATTAGTGTCCAATGACTTAATTGTATCATTTACAGTTTGTACTGAATCACTATATCCTGCCGCATCCATAATGTAAAGAGCATCTGCACGAGCTTCTACTTTTGATATTGCATGGTTGGTAACACTAGAGTGTAATCTATGTACTACACCAGGTGTTGCTAACAAATTGATATCAAATTCATCTGGATTACCAATAGCATTTAGAGCTCTTTTGTAAGCCAAACTACCACTAGATGTTGAACTTGACAAGTCAAATCCTTGTGTATTAGCAGCAGTAATGTCTACACCTGTAAGATAAGGTGTTGCTGGATTTCTTCCATCAAAACCCCATTGGAAAGGAACAATAAATTTCAACTGTCCAATTGCTGAACCACTCAATGTTAAGAGTTCAGAACCAGCTGAATAAAATGTTCCAAGTGTAGAAGCATCATCATTACCAGAAAAGTCTTCTAAACTCATTGTTACATTATTACTAGTACTAGCTCCATTTGGAATCGGTGCAAGATATTGATGATTATCATCTTTAACGCCATCATTTAACAAATCAAACCCATAAAATATGGATTGGTCAAACGTTCCTTGTGTATTAGTTTGACTTGTGTTAAATACAGAAGCTGGTATATCAGTATCACCTTCTACAGGATTGTATAGTGCATTATGTCCAAAAGGAACTGCTCCTGGAGATGCAACATCTAAAGCTTGATTACCACCTGAGAATTTGTAATCACCAACTCTAATATGTTTACTTAAATTTGGATAATTACCAAAATAAGTTAACTTACCATTCGAATCTATAGTTACGTGTCTATCACCAATTCTTTTTGCAAAGAAATCAGGTGATGTTTTATCAAATGTCAATGCATCAAACTGTTCTACTATATTGTCATCATCTAAACCGCCTGGACTATGTACTCTAACTTGTATTGAAAAAGTTCCAAAATCAGAACCAGCGATATCATCTGCAGATTTTATATTTAGAATACCTATCTTATATGATTTATTTATATCATCTCCATGTGACCTAGTGTAAATTCTAAATAAATTAGTTTTATTAGGACCTTGTGAGTTAATATATGGTGTTCTTGCAGTATTATATGCTTGATTACCAGTCCAAGAAGTTGCATTTCCTAAATCATCTATACCAGTTACACCACTATAGAAGTCTAATCCATCTGAGTCAACTACTATTGAAGCATTTGGTTTAGTTCCTGCAGTAAAAGAAGCAGTTGCATGAGCAGCATGTTTAAATACCTTATATACATAAACAGATGAATCTGTATTACCACTTTTTGAAGATTGTGGATTCTCACTTATTACTTCTGTTACAAAGTTAGCACTACTTGTGTTAAATGATAAATTGTAGGTTTCTGCAGATACATCACTACCAGATACAGTCAATGTAAAACTATCCCAATCACCAGTAATAGAGGATGCTGATAAGTCACCAACTCCACTTGATCCTTGTGATGGTGCTAATATTGCAAGTGATTGTGATGGTACTACTTTCGCAACACTACCTAATGCCACACCAAGTCTTATTTGGTCTGCTCTATATCCACCTAAACCAAGAACCCTAACAACTGTTACGACTCCTGCACTTCTTAAATACTGTTGCACCGTGTATGGTGTATAAAATCTATCATCTACTGTACCAAATACTTCTTCGTATTCTTGAAACGAAGTTATTTGTGTTGGTACGAATGCTGGCCCCTTAGCTGTAGGACCTACTATTGCAGCACCAATTTCCCCAATTGCTTGAGGAAGAAATGATAAATCTCTCTCGCGAGTAAATACACCAGGTGAAACTATTCTTTCTGCCATTTTATTTCTCCTAGTTAATTTTTAGTATACAAATTTTTGAATAAACGTAGTTATTCTACTATAAGTATAACCTAAGTTCCTCAAAATGTATTATTTAGAGGGTTTTTTTAACATTAACCTTCAGGAGATTCTTCTGCAGGTGTTTCTTCTTGAGGTATTGGTGTAAATACTCCACTTTGTGGATCTAATTGACCAGGACCATACTTTTCATTCAATTTCTGTACTAAATCACGTTCAGATTGTTGAACTGCTTCGTATTCACCTTCTAATTCAACTTGACGATTTTCAATCGCTTCAACTTGTTGATTTAAAAGTATCTTTTGTACAGCAATTTGTCCTAATGCCGCTTGTTTTTCTTGATAACTTGTTTGTAGTTCACCTAGTTCTTTTAATTCTTCTTCCGAAAATTTAATTTCATCAGATGCTTCTACAACTTGTGCTTCTTCAGCCATAACTTTATCTCCTATGTTTTGATTAGTTAGTTTATATAAATATAACGTAAATATGTTAAATACAATTTTTTATTTCTTTTTTAACTCTTCTATCTCTTTTTGTTGAGCTTTTACGATTTCTGTTAGTTCTTGGACTGATTTTATCAACGGAAACACAAACATTTCTTTAGATATCCGTTGAACACCATCAGGATCTTCTTTCCATCCTGCAAATCTATCCTCACCAGCATCATCAATTGCTTCCTTAACCTCTTGAGCTATCAATCCATACATCTTAACATCGGTTTTCATCTCATTTTCTTCTACTACTGGATTGTAGCCTGGAAAATCTTTAGGAAACTCGTGATTTGCTTTCCAATTATAAGTAACTGGTCTTAAATCGTTGATGAAATCTAAACCTAGTTTTGCATCTTCAATATTTTTCTTTTTACGAACATCTGAAGCTTGTGTCCAAGCATTATCTGTATCAAATTCATTTCTTATTGTGGTGGTGTTCACGCCAATTGTAACCTGATTGTCTTCACTACCACTAATGTTGTAACCGATTACTACCTGATTTGTAGAGTTTTGTACGTATGGGTTTGTACTGGCTCCAATACAAACATTACGAGCACCATTACCTATTTTACTACCTGCAGAATTACCGATAGCAGTGTTGTTTCCTGCATCCGTAGCAGAACTCAAAGCATGTGAGCCAACAGCGGTATTGCCCGTTGAATAATTATCATCTTCGTCCGCACCTCTCATAGCTGCTCTACCTATTGCAACATTGGATTGTCCACTATCCATATTTTCACCAGCATAAGAACCAACGTATGTATTGTAACGAGAAGCATGAGTTGTTACATTACTTTCATGTCCTGCGTATTGACCTATAAAGGTGTTTTCAAATCCAGTTGTGTCCTCTACACCGGTTTCATATCCTAAAAAAGTATTTCCATATCCTGTGGTAATATCTTTTCCTGTTTGGTAACCAATTGCGACATTTCTATATCCAGTCGTGATTGATTGTAAAGCACTTAGTCCTATAGCTACTGTTCCATTAATTCCTGTCGTAGTATTACTCGCGTCACCTTTTGCAGCAGCTACTCCAATAGCAACAACATTTGCAACTGCTTGACCAGCTGGAACATTTTCCATCACGTCTTTTCCAATTGCAACATTATAATTAGCAGTCGTAGCAGCTGATAATCCTCTGTATCCCATAACCACATTGTTACCACCTGTCGTAAGAGCGTCAGCAGCTTCAAATCCGACTACAACGTTTTGACCTGAAGTTGTGAAATTTTTAAGAGCATAATATCCAACAGCAGTATTATTTTGACCTGAATTAAACGGAGCAGAAGTGTTTGTACCATACCCGGCATAAGAACCAAGAAAGGTATTGTAAGAGCCAGTCGCGTACCTACCAGCATTGCTACCTAAAGTTGTTACATTTCTAAAGTTTACTGTTCCTACTGTCTGTGAGTAACCATACTCTCCGATTATAACATTTTCGATACCAGAGTTGTTACCATATGCTGTGCTTCTACCTATATAAATGTTTCCAGTCGCAGTTGTGGTGTTACCACCAGCTTGATATCCTATACCGATATTACTACCACCAGTTGAGACATATGCTAGAGCTCCTTTTCCAAGAGCTGTGTTGTCTTGTCCTGATGTGAAACTCTTGAGTGCTTCATATCCAATAGCAGTATTATATACACCTGAACTATACGGAGCAGAACCTTGTCCACCATAACCAGCTTCAAATCCAACAAATGTGTTATAGGAACCAGTAGCAAACCTACCAGCTTCGTATCCTACGGCTACAGACCTACCAAGTCCGCCTATTATACCTTTTGTAAATGTAGTACCACCAATTGCTACATTTCCACTTGAAAAATCTTGTGAGACACTTTCACCCGCTAAAGCACCAGCACCAAGTGCAGTATTGGATCCTGCTGTATTATACCTACCAGCAGCAGAACCTATCATAGTATTAGAAGTACCAGTAACATTTTGGTTTCCTGCAAGGTATCCAAAAGATGAGTTATTTGATTGTCCACTACCTATTTTTTGTTCCGTTCCAGCATTATTACCTACAGCGGTGTTTCCGTAAGCACCTGTTTCTTCCTCACCAGCATTTCTACCTACATAAACACTATAACCACTTGTTGACCTATAACCAGCGTTATGTCCTATTGCTGTTAATGTACTAACAGAACCACTAGCAGCGTATCCAGCTGAATGTCCTATTAAAATATTAGTTCCACCATTTTCTATTAGATAACCAGCTTGATGACCTAAAATAACATTACTTGCAGCTCGATTAAAAGGAGCTGAACCTTGTTTACCATGTCCAGCTTGATATCCCATAATAACATTTGCACTACCTGTTATCCTCTGTCCTGCCTCAGAACCAACCATTGTGTTATATTCACCAGCATATTGTGGACCAGTACCAACCTTTTCCCCAGCAAGATATCCGATTAAGGTATTATTTCTATCATTCGTTAAATTAACACCAGCTTGATATCCTAATAAAGTATTTCCAGCTCCTGAAGTAATCGATGCACCTGCATAATAT